CTACCTCAACAGAGGGGGATATGAGTGTGAACAATCAGATAGAGTCATTTGCAAATCGTATTGTTGAAGGAGGAAATCAAGAATCTTTTTCTGAAGATGCTATTCAGTTTTACGCAGAAAATAAAGAAGCAATAGATAATGCGGTTTCTCAAAAGAAAAAACAACAACCCAAAACACAATCTAAAGAAAGAGCTTTAGCTTTAAAAATAGCTAGGGGTGATACGGAATTTTCAAATGCAGAGATAGACTTGTACACTAAATCTGAAGGAGCGGTTAAAGCTGAAGTAGATGCTATAGGAAAGACAAACAGTCAGACAGTAACAGCTAATACTTATAAATCTATAATAGCCTCTACAAAAATAAAAGGGAAGCCTAAGACTATTAAAGTAAAGAGTGACTATTCGGCAATGAAGAAAGATCTTCAGAAGGAAGCTAGGGTTGCTAGAAATGCTAAAAACGATGTAAACAAAAGAAGAAAAGGATTACAGGGGGCTATAGATTTAGTTCTGAAAGCAGGTAATATTACAACTAAAAAAGCAAACTCATTACTTAAAAAAGTTTCTAATGTAAATCTATATAACGCCAAGAAAGTTCAAGACGTAATAGATTTTACTACAAGAGCAATGAATGATGCTGAGTATTCTAATAAGCTAGATAAGGCTAAAAAACTTCAAAAATCTATTAAGAATAAATTAAAAGGTAAAGAAGCTGGACTGTCTGACGCTGCAAAGAAATTTACTCAAGTAAATCCAAGCAATGTAAACGATATTGATACATATTTAGAAAAAGCATCTAAAGTAAGTAAGCCTTTTGATATTAAAAAAATTGAGGAGTATTCAAAAAAAGAAACTGAATTAGAATCAGAAAGAAACTATGAGTTAGCCAAAGAGTCATTTCAAGAATTGACAGGGCTAGAACCAGGGGACTTAACTCTTGACCAAATGAAAGAGATACTGTATGAGGTAGATGGTTCAACAAATACTTCTGAAACAGATGCACAGACTCTTAAGGATAAAAAGAACGCAATTGATAAGGCAGCAAATAACGCTTTTAAAAACACTAAGATAAATATAAAAGGAGCTATAGAGTCTGGAGACATAAAGGTTACCAAGACTCAAAAAACTTTAATCAATAATTTTTTAAACATGGACTTAAGTCTAATGACTACCAAGCAAAAATTGGAAGCATTAGATTCTATAGTTAATTTTGAGCTTAACCAATCTACGGGTGGAATGGAGGCTTCTCTAATGCAGCAAGTTGGTAATACTAAAATAACTCGTTTAAAAAATAAAGGAGTTAAAAATACTGAAAACAAATCATTATTTGGCTTAGGCAAGTTTTGGAATAAACAAATATCCACTTTACCTAATGTCTTTGAACTTACATTTAAGTCTCAACAGAAGGCGAGAATGGTTATGGAGGCTTTAGGGCTTGATGGAATAATAAACGGTAGCGCAAAAGCTCAAAAAGAAGCAGCTAATACAGAGAAAGATTATGCAGATAAATTTGCAAAAAAGAAAATGCAAGATGGTATATACTTTGACGAATCCAATGATACTGAAAGAGGTATATTAGCAGATGTAAGGAGGTTTACTCCAGGTACTGAATCTGAACAACAAAAAGAATTTGAAAAGAGTAAGAAACTTATTGAGCAAACTTATGAGAGACTTATGGCTTCAGGAGACAAGTTAAAAGTTAAAAAAGGTGAGATTGTTAAAGCTCAATATGATAAGCTTTTGAAAGACTCTAACTCTATAGCGGACGTTGAAAGTAAAGCAGACCCTGCAAATTTAGATGGAGTAAAATATGTTACGGAAATCTGGGCTAAAAAATATAATGAATTAGCTGATACGTCCTTGAATGTATATAACAAGAATTTAGGAAAAGACACTAACTATACTCCTAGAAACATTCAAAAAGTAAAGCAACCAAAAGCAGAAGATGTAGATATAACACAACCTGTTTTTAATCCTGAAGGAAATAAAAGAAAAAGCGCTTACGACAAAAAAACAGGTGTTTTAAAAGAGGCTACTAAACCTGGTTCTCTTGATACAGGAGATGTATTAAACTTAAGTTTTGATGCTCAGAATATGAGTAATTATAAAGCTGCTTTAACTGATATATATACAGCCCCTTCTATACAACAAGTGAAAGGAGCTAGAGAGTCAAAAGCTTTTAACGAAGTTTTTACAAATGAATCAGCAAAAGAAATAATTAATGAAAGAATAAATAGCTATGTAGATTCTAAACGAGGTAAAAAATATGTTGATGGTTCAACAAAAAGAGCTTTAAATCGTTTGAATAAGGTTGCTACATTAGGTGTGTCTAGAGTTTTAGGTGGGCCAACTCAGTTTGTAAAACAAATAGTTCCTATTTTTAACACAATGTTTAATGCAGGTCTCAGCAATACATTAAAAGGATCTAAGTTAATTTTTGATGCTGAGGTTCAAAAGGCTATAGACAATTCAGGCTTACCTATTGCTAACAGGGGAATACAATCTCAATCAGATATTGAAAATGCTGATAGTAGAATTAAAAAGAAAGCACAGACAAAAGGAGGTAGAGTAATTGATGCTGCTGATAAAATAAATAAAAAGACACTTGAAGCTTTCTTGGTGTATCCAGATGTTCAGACAGCAAGAGCTTCTTTTATTGCTTATTATATTCAGCAAGTAAAAAAAGATGGAGGAGATACTACTAATATTGATTGGTCTAAACCATTAAACAAAAAAGCTGCACAGTATGCACAGCAACAAGTGGATAGGCAACAAAATACATCTGACCAAGACCTTCAAGGAGATTTGTTTACTGACCAAGGAATGACTTCTCAGGTACTTCGTAAAACATTATTTCCTTTTGCAAACTTCTTGTTGAATCAAAAAACAAGAATGTATTCAGATATAAATACTTTAACTAACAATCCAACTGCTCTTCCAGGTGATAAGACTAGAGCGCTTAAGTCATTAGGAGGTTTAGGTGTAGAGACAGTAATGTTTAATGCTATTGGTTTAGGAATAACTCAAACATTAGCTGCTGCCGCAAGATTAATATCAGGAGAAGAAGAAGACCCGAATTTAAACAGATATGCTAATAAAAGAGCAAGAGAAGAAAAAAGAGAGAAAGAGTTTAATCAAAGGTTAATAGGTAGAACTGGAAATGCATTAGCAGATGTTCTTGTTCCGATACCTATTTTAAATGACGAAAGTTTAAATCAAATAAACGGATTGATGTCTATGTTTCAAGACGATGAGGATAATCCATTTCAGTTCTTTGCGAAGACAGATAAAAAAATAATTGACCAACTAGGTACATTAGGAATCGGTGCAAAAAAAGTAGTAATACTTGCTGATATGATTAAAACAATTGTTACAGGAGAAAAGACCACTGTTTTTATGGGTAGAGAAAGTAAAGCTCAAATAGACCCTGAAAAATTAAACGCCTTGAAAATGACGACTATGGCTTATGCTATGCATTTAATTGGTGTCCCTGTTTTAAATTCAAGTGAGGTAGGATATATTGCTGAAAGAGCTTTTAAGGATATAGGTAAATCAAGAGAAATAGAAGAGAAAGTTGATTATATTGTAGAAGCTGAAGCTGTACTAAATCAGAGAGGTATTAAAAATCCTTCTCAAAAAATGATAGATAATGAAGCAAAGCAACTAAAAAGAATAGATCAAGGTAAGGATCGTAAAGTTGAGAAAACAAATAGCAAAAGTAAAGATGATAAATCTTTTTCACCAGCTTCTTTTGGTAATGAGAAAGGAAAAAAGAAAAGTGGAAAATCGTTTAATCCTAAATCTTTTTAATTTTTAACCTTATCAATTAACTGTTGTAATTTTCTAATCAAAGAGAAGTTGGGTTTATCTTTCAACTTCTCTTTTAGTATTTGCTCTTTAATTTGTTCCATCATTTTGTAAGTGTTCTGCTTCTCTATTTGCATAGTCAGCTATTTTTTTCATGTCAGATATATCGTCTCCTTTTTTTCTTAGTAGATACTTAAGAATATTCCCTTCGTTAAAATTTAAATCCCAGTGCTTAATTAAATCAATGACATCTAATCCATTAATCTTTCTAGAAGAATATCGTTCCTCTAGAAGAGTTGTGTCTTGTTTATATTGCATTGTCTATTGTCTCTATTAGGTGTCTTAAATCACTTCTTTCAAACTCGCCTAGTGAAACGTCATTAACTATTAATAGGTAATAATCTTTTCTTACTTCAATACATTTTGTGTTTTCCATTTTTTAAAATATGTGTGTTAATCTTGCTACTTGTCCATGTTCCATTGAGTGTATAAATCCTTCTACAGCTTTTATTCCACCAACACCATAACCTTTTCTATGATGCCAGGAATCAGATCCGCTTGGTGACCTTAACGACTCAACTGTAATACCATGATAGTCTTTACTAGACTTGTGATGTATGTGGTGTGTGTAAACATAACGATGCTTTGTATCTGCCCACCACCGAGAGAACTCATTAGCCATTATAAGAGGTAAATCAGCTTGTTTTGCTCCATCTCCATGTGTTGTTCCGATTAAGTTATTACCGTACTTAAAACCTTTCCTATGGGCTATTGAGCAATCGAATGTAATGTTCTTGCTTTTCCTAAACCAAGACTGTATAGAATCCGATAACATGAATCCTGATATGTAATCGTGGTTACTTGGGTTGTAAACAAAGTGAACATCTGCTACTGCAATTAATGTTTCTAATACATCTACGTAAAGTTTCTTTGCTGTAAGGAAGTTTTCATACCACATACCATCAGTATCTTGTGGTGTACCTGCTGTTGTTTTCCTGTGTGGCTCATCGATATGAAGTATATCGTTACCACCTACAAATAATATCTTATCTATTTTAAAGCCATTAGACTTTTCAAGTATTCCTTGTATTCCTTCCTTTACTCTCTTGACAGCTATCTGTGAGTTATAATCCTCACCTGTTTCAAATGATGATGCTAGCTTACCTATATGTATATCAGCAGGATCAATTACTAGTAGGTGAGGGTCTTTCTGTTTTGTTCTTTTAATCTTAGGATATGAAGGAGAATGCTTATTCATTTCCTTTATAATATCCTCTCTTACTTTGTCCAAAGAGACACCGTTGTTTTTTACATGAAGAGAAAAGCTTTTGCCTTTATACCAGTAGTGATTTACATCACTCATTGGTATTCCGTTAGTTTCGCATTCTACTTTTAATGCTCTGTGATTACTTATCATCACACTTTCCTCATCAGTAAGTCTTGGTCTGTAACCTACATTATTGTTTTCCATGTCAATAAAGATACAAAATAAAAGTTAATTATTTTAATTAGATAAAGTAAGTAACTCTTCGTTAAGCTGTTCTATCTTTTTAATTATCTCTTCTTTTCTTGCCTCTGGAGAGTACGTTGTAATAAACTCAGCTTTTTCTAGCGCTTTTTCATATACACCATTTAATATTGGGTCAGCCTTAATTATATAATCAAAATCTTTAATTGCATGTATAATAGTTGCGTGATCTCTTTTAGAAATCCTTCCTATTTCAAAATAGGTAAGTAGAAAATTATTTCTAAGAATATAGAACAGAATTCTTCTTGCGTCTACATACTCTCGTCTCCTGGTCTTTTTAAATATATTGTCAATCTCCATTTCCTGTTCAATTAATACCTTAATTGACTCGGCTTCTACTTTGTTTTTTAATTTGATTTTAGGTGATGATTCGAATTTCATTTTATATGAATGTTTAAATTAATATCATTTAGGTATTGGTCTAGTGTTATCTCAAATATATCTAACAGTATAGATGGTGAGTTCTTATTTCTTTTGGAATAGGAAAGAGTAAAGAAAGTTGGTGTTCCATCTTTATCGTGTACTACTCCAGATTTTAACTTGTCTAAACCCTTTGTTGTAGGCAGACCTATTAAGGTATCTATTTGCGCTGCTATCTTATTCTTTACACTAGGGTTAAATGTGTGTATTTGATATAGGAAGTTTTCATCCAATTCAAACTCATCCTCTATATACTTCTGTTCTGACTCCATGCTTTTCTAATTCTTTTAGTCTATATTCTTGTAAGGCAGACACCCTGCCCTTTGGCTTTTTTATTTCAGAGAATAGGACACCACAGTTAGGTGGTATAGCTACAACATCAGGTATGCCATTCTTATTAGTCTTAATAAGCTTAATAACATAGTACCCTTCAGCCTCTAGCTGTTTAATCCTCTTCGCTTGTATCTGTTGTTCCGTCATTGTCCCAAAGATTTTTCTCGGTTAAATATACTGGATTCATCATTGGAATCCATATTGGATATGGCTCGCCAAAGATCCAAACTATTTTACAAGACTCTCCTAAAGTCTCCTTTGTTTCTACTCCCAATCCTCTGGCCATATTCTTCTACCTATTGCTTTTCCTACTACCATTACTATCCAGGCTATAGTTAGCCAACCTATTGCTTCTACCATTGTATTTAATTTAAAGTTAATAAATCTCTTTTAAAATGTTTTAACGTATAATCTTTTTTCTTGCTTACTGCCCTATATATTTGTTTCTCTATTCCTCCCTTAGTAAATATCCAAAAGACTTCGTTCTCAGGTCTATCCTTTGTAGTCATTCTATCACGACTCTGCCAATAACTAGTAGCACTAAAGTCTATGTTATAATAGACTAGGTACTCTGCTTGCCTCAAACTAATGCCCTCTCTACCGCTAACAATCTGCAATGCAATAGATTTGTCTGTACTTTCAAATGTCTCTAAGTCTGTGCATAATTCATCTCCATATACTTCTTTAAGGCAATTCAATTCTTCTTTAAATTTATAAAATATTCCTATCTTATTAGCACAAAAGTTGTTGTAAATAAACTTCCCTTTGAAATTATTTAATACCATAGAGTTACCGCTTTCAAACTTAACAGTTCCGCTATACATCTGATGAAGCTTCTGCATTAGTTTAACGCCTGTATCAGCTAATATAACATCATCTTTACCTTGCACAACTAAATCTTTTTTAAGTAGCTTACAGAGGCTGTGAATAGATTCTGGAGCATCAACTGTAAGTATGGTTTCTTTTATAGAAGAATTAAACCCTGCTTCTTTTTGAGTGTATGAAATCATATACTGATTCATCTCATCTAGTATGCTTTGTTTTCCATCTGAGTAATCGTTAACCATAAAAGAACCTATACGTTTTGTTTTTGGAATAACATATTCTCTAGCAAACTTATAGAAGTTTGTATGTTCTCTAAAAGGATTACCTGCTATACTATATACCTGATGATACATTTGACTAAATGACTCTGGGGTAGGTGTACCCGACAGCAGTATTACGTATGGGTTGTTTTTAATTACAAACTCTTTAACTTGCTTTGCTCTTTTACTTGGCTTTGGAAAAGCTCCCATGCTGTGAGCCTCATCACACACAATCGCATCCCAACCTTTAAGATCAACCTTATGCAAGGATTCGTAGTTTATAACGAATATCTCATAGTCTGGACTCAGTAGCTTGTAATCAGATTCAATACTGCTTATTGCCTTCTTCTTTGTAATGAATAACACTTTGTTCACACTCATAATCTTATTTAAGATTCCTAGTGATGTAAGTGTCTTACCTGTTCTTACTTCCATAGACAAGTATACAAAGCTGTAATCAAGCAAACACTTAACCCCTTTGGTTATAATGTCCTTCTGATAGTCTCTAAATTTTATCATAGCTTATCTATTTCTTCTTCAACCAAATGATAGTATTCTATTGCTTGGTTGTTAGATGGTTTTATTATTTCGTTTTCAAGTATAAGTCTTACGTGTAGTTTAGCACATTGCTTTGCTATCTTACTACTAACCGTATTGTGAAAGTCTTGACCATCTACATTGTAAAACTTCTTATATATCTCGTATGCTTTTTCTTTTGGTGTTTGCATAAACAACCATTCTTTTTTCTTCATAGTTTCTTTTGGTATGTTTCTTTTAAATATTTGTAGACACCTGGTAAAACATTATTAGCTTTCTCTTGATTCTTATAATCTATTTTACCAAGCTTCTCTACACTATACAAATTCATCTGAGTTTTCTTACAAAAGAAAATATCCTTACCATTAGATGATATACCTCCTTTTCTTATAGCAACTTTAAAATAACCGCTATGGTCCATCTTTTTTATATAAACCTGAAAGTCATTGTCGATACACCATTGTAGATCAGAATTCAAACTCATCTTCTTTTTGTTTTAGGTTAGTTTTCTTTGTTGAGTAAATAATAAACTTACCGTTTAAGTCTCTGTCTAGAACTACATTAACTACATCTTTCCTAAACTCTCCATAGTCTTTTAACCATTTATTAAAGGCAATGTTAGAAATACTTCTTTTAGCCCTTGGCGCATAATCCTGATTCTCACTTATAAATTCTGTAAACAAATCTTTAGTGTATATCTTTTCATTCATTCTAAGCAACTCATTTGGATTACTTCCTAGTATCAATCCACAGAACTCAATGAACTCATGTGAGGTAGCAGCAGATAGTTTTCTAATAGAAAGGTTCTTGAATTCAGATTTAACTAATCCATGATTAAGATAGTACATAAGGTTCTCTATCATATAGTTATCAAATGCACACCACTCATCTTCATTCCAGTCAGAAAATAAAAGCTTTTGAAATTCTACCAATGGAGTAAATTCTTTTGTATAGAACTGCTTGAACTCTAACTCCCACTTTCTTCTCTCAAATGAATTACCCTTACCTTTAATCGCATAGTTAGTTGTTATAGCAACCTTTGGTGACTTATGGAATGGTATCTTGATTGCATCCTTGTTCTTCTTCTCTAGTGTTAACCCTTCGGTAACAACACTAAACAATCTTTCAAAGTCAAAATGTTTCTTGACATCATCAAAACAAAGTATCTGAGTATCTGCACTAACCAACTGGTAGGCGAAACTCTTCTCAAAATTAAAACCTTTACCATCAATAACTACCAACTTCTTCATCTTGGATATGGCATTGATAAATAAACCCTTACCTGTACCACCCTCTGGATTGTCTGATATAATCTCATCATTCAATATAACAGCAGGGCAGTAAGATAGATTCTTATAAGCATGAAGCATATAGCCTATCGTACTCTCCATTGACTTAATAGTTTTCTTATCAGAACCTGCTACGTTTGACACGAATGTTTTGTAATCACATTCGTATGACTCACACATCTCAAAGTCTCTATCTATAACCTGGTCCTTCCAAACATATCCACCCAAGTCTAGATAGTCTATCGTGGTCTTGCTATTCTTTGTGACCTTTACAGCGCAGTTATTATAATACAGGTATGCTGTATTCTTGTCGTCTTCAATAAAGTAAACATTAACAGTTCCCAATAATGACAAGAACTCTTCCTTAAAGTACCTTGTCTTATCTGCAAAGTAATTGTAGATAGACATATCATCAAGTTTTTCCAAATGCCCTAAAACAAAGTCCTTGATTTCTTCCTCAGTAGTATGGTCTATTTTGAAGTTGGTTACTTTAACAAATATAAAACTCTTACTACCTTCAGGAGAAAACTTCCAGAATCCATTGTCCTCAAGGAATTGCCTAAACAAATAATGTATTAGTGTTATAACACCCTTATCACTCTTGGTCCAAAACCTTTTGTCAGTATCTTCTTCTTCTATTGATCTTATAGTAGAAACCGCTATAGCATCTTCAATACCTGACTCAACTAATTGAAGACGAATTTCCTTTTTTGATACTCCGCGTTTTAATTTAACCCTAACCTGATTAACCTTATCCTCATCCTCATAATACTTAGAGCCATGGTTTTGAGTTTGTGAGTATGCAGAGTTTATAGTAGTTTGTATTTCATTCATTGTGAAATCACTACTCTGAAACTGAGACATGATATATTCTGTTAGTGACTTAGTAACTCCGTAGTCATTAAAGGCCGCAGCCAATATGTATACGTTATTGTTTCTCTCGCCATCAACTATACCATACTTCTTAGTCCACCACTTCATAAGTATATCTACTATCTTGTTCTCATTAGTGACAGGTATCGTAGGCCTAGATGAATACTTATCTACAACCTTGTACTCCTGCTCCTCTATCTTAGTCCAGGTGTTTGAGTTTTCGTTTACATAAACTAACGGGTCATACGACTCATAGCAAACTCTTGATATATTCTTACTGGTCTTATCAAAGTAATCAGAATTAAAATATCTCTCTAGTGATATGAAATAGTTCTTATGGTTTTGTGGTTCTTTAGGTATCTTAACAATAGCTTTTAGACCATTACCGCTAGGCGATACAAATACAGAGTAAATGTATTTATCTTTTGATAGCCTTTCTTTTTCAGATGTCATATCTTTCTTGGTTTTATAACCATCGAAATCCAAACATATAAACCCACTATGCTCAATCAAGCTATCATCACTTCTCTTATTAAATGTTCCTGAAAAACATATAGCAGGTAAACTCTTTTTAAGTTCTTGCCTAACCTCTTTGTTCTTCTCTGATCTAATCTGTTTAATCAAATCTTTTGACTTACCTTCCTTTATTCTTTCAAGGATAGAGTTCAAGTCTCTGAAGAAGGGAGTGGAGGTGTCCCTTATGTTTCTAAATATAGTAACATTGTTATGTTGCATATGCTGACTTTTTTTCTATATACTCTTTATATAGTTTTATTAATATTATTTTTTTTATTTTGTATATCTAAGGGAAAAACTAAGCATTCTTAACATAGATAAAAGAAAAGAAAAGGGGCTAATAGCCCCTAATCTATTCTATTAGAGTGTATTAGAATGGTAATCCATCATCTTCCTCTTCCTTTACAGGAGCAGGAGCAGGAGCCTTATCCTGACTTTTCTTAGGAACAAACTGGTCAAGCTCAATATAAGCTGTACCTCCCTTGCTATTAAGTACATTTAGATTAACCCATCCATTCTTATCATGGGCTTTTAAAAACTCAATAGCGCTCTCAACTTTTACGCTGATGTTACCTATTACGAAATCGGGTGCGTTCTCTCTTCTCTTGAAGATGAAACCGTCTGCAAAAATTTTGTCTTGTGACATATTTAATGGTATTTATTTGGTAGCTTAGTTGGAGAAGCTACTCTGACTCCTTTATTATTATGAG